CGCCGTTCCGTTTGCCGTGTGCAGCGGATCTGACGTTCCAGGTGGCCGGCACATTCGGCGGCGCAACCTGCACGCTGGAAGGCTCTAATGACGGCACGACATGGCACGTCCTCACTCAGAGAGGCGGCTCGGGCAACAGTGGCCACGGCAACGTGTACATCATGGCCTACACCGACGCGCATACGCACACTTGCAATGAGATGCCCTTGTTCGTTCGGCCGATTAACTCCGGCGGCACGGGCAGCAGCATTACAGTCATCCTGGCAGCGTTCCCGCAATACGCTAAGACGGGGTACTGAGTATGAAACAAACGGGAATGATGGTCGCCATGATCTTTGTAGGGCGAGATCTTGCGCACCGGCAGCACCTGCGCACCGGGTCTTACGCGGAGCATGTGGCGCTTGGCGCATTCTATGAGGGGGTGATCCCGCTGGTCGACGGTTTTGTCGAGGCGTACCAAGGGCGGTTCAATGAGCTGCTGGATATACCCCTGGTCGACAACGAATTTGAAGGCGAGATCAGCGACATCCTGGAACAGCAGATGGCGTGGATCGAAGACAACCGGGAGAAGATATGCCCCAGGAAGGAATCAGCGCTGAACAACGAGCTTGACACAATAGTGACTCTGTACCAGACCACTCTGTATAAGCTGAGGTTCTTAGCTTGACCTTCTCAAAGCATGTCTTTACCATTGATTTCAACTATCAAAACATAGAAAACGATAGAAATGATTAATCTACCGCCAGCTGAGTGGGCTAAGGTCGAGGCCTGGGCTAACAAAGAACTAGACAGCGTGCGCGTGAAGAACGATTCAGTCGGTCTATCGCCGGAGGAGACGGCCGCATATCGCGGAGAGATACGTCTTCTTAAGAGAATAATCGACTTGCCCAACCGGGTGACTCGAGAAGTGGAGGCACCGCCGACGTCATTCTGACATCGCCGGGCCAGTTAGAGGTGGTTTAAAGCCACCCAATGACGAGATGACGGAGATACAAAGTGGCAAATGATGAGCAGTTGAGCGCGCAAGACGCGCAAAAGGCGTGGGACGAGGAAGCTAACCGAACGGACCCAGTAGAGCTGGCTCCAGACGCGCAACCGGAACCTGAACCTGATCTTGAACCAGAAGATCCTTTTGCTGGGTTGCCCCCGGCACTGATGGAGAAACTTAACAAGATCGACGATCTTCAGAGAGCCAACGAGGATCTCAAGAATCACGTTAAAGCAGCTGAGGGTCGAGTGGCCGCATGGCAGCGCGAACGGGATCAACAACGTCAGCAAGCTGAGATTGTTGCCCCAACGAAAGCTGAAGTGAGCACGGCCAGTGCAAACCCGGAGAAGTGGAATCAACTTAAAGATGATTTCCCTGAGTGGGCTGAAGCAATGGAGGAGTACGTCTCTTCTCGCGTAGGACAGACTGGTCAGAACGTTTCGTCCGATCAAATAAACACTTTGATCGAGCAGCGCACTGAGCAGATCCGTAACGAAACGAGAGAAGCCGTTGAGTACGCCAAACTAGAGACCAAGCACGAAGACTGGAAGGAAACCGTTAACAGCCCAGAGTTCTTGAGCTGGATGAACGAACAGCCGGTCAGCGTGTACAACCTGATTGACAGCCCCAAGGCTGCCGACGCGGTTAAGATTCTTGATCTCTACAAAGGCGCGAAGAAGACTCCGGTATTGTCTACAGTTGACCAGATTAAGAATCAACGTAAGGCCACGCTCTCCAATGCGCTATCGACCAAGCCCGGGGTGTCACGCCAGTCTAAGACCATTGACTCAATGACCCCAGAAGAACTTTGGAACTACGAAGCCAGGCAGCTTAAGAAACGTCAAGAGCAGCAGGGTTTTTAACAATCAATCATAGGAGTCTTGCCAAATGGCAATCCAAAATTACGGTACAGTCGCGTCGCGTAACCTTATCCGCGCCGCTCAAGGTATGCTTGAACACGCTCAACCCATCACAGTGCTTGGTGACTTCGGTACCCAGCGCGAGATGCCAATGAACAGCACTGACACGCTGGTCTTCCGTCGTACGCTGCCGTTCGGCGCGTCTGCTGTTGGTACCACAATTGAAGGCACACAGCGCTACGCTGGCACGCCGAACATTGACGCTACTAACTTCGTCCTGTCTGAAGGCGTAACGCCAAACAGCAACACCATCAGTTTCCAGGACGTAACCGTCCAGCTGCAACAGTACGGTATTCTGTTTAAGTACAGCTCCAAAGTTGAACAGCTGTACGAAGACGACATCCCTGGCGAGATGGTTAAGCTGACCGGCGAGACCATGGCAGAAGTCATGGAGATGGTTCGTTACGGCGTACTGAAAGCCGGCTCCACGGTGATCTACGCTAACGGCACTACCCGTGCTGGCATCAACACCGCTATCAGCCTGAACGCTATTCGTAAGGCTGCGCGTACTCTCGAGAGCAACCGTGCTCGCCGAGTGACCAGCCGTCTGGCTCCTGGCGTTAACTTCGGCACCCGTGCCGTGCAGCCCGCGTTCATCGTGTTCTGCCACACTGACGCTGTTGCTGACGTGCGTAACCTGCCAGGCTTTACCCGCGTGGAAGAGTACGGCAGCTTCAAGCCTATCCACGACCGTGAGATCGGCGCTTGCGAAGACTTCCGTTTCATCAGCTCTCCGCTGCTGAAGTCTTTCCTGGCTGCTGGCTCTGGCACGCTCAACGGTATGCTGTCTATCGCCAACGCCAACGTTGACGTATATCCGTTCCTGGTGATCGGTGAAGATGCATGGGGACAAGTTGCACTCAAAGGCATGTCCGCGATCAAGCCTGTAGTTCTCAAGGCTTCTCAGACCAACCACGCTAACCCGCTTGGCCAGTTTGGCTACGTGGGCGCTTCGACTTGGTTTGCCAGCGTGCGTCTGAACGACGCGTTCATGGCGCGTATCGAAGCCGGCGTAACTGCCCTCTAACCCCTGGGGCGCTTTTAACTGAGCGCCCTGCCTTAATTTGAGGATCGCAACATGGCAGAAAGTATTAAACAACGTATGCCGAAGATTCCGGATCTGCTCACCTCGCGTGAACTGACTCCCTTGCTTCTGGCAATGCAAGCTGACATCGCCGCACTGTCTACATCGTTGAATCAGTTGCGTACTGACTACAACGCTGCGACGGTTCCTACCACGGCGACGGCAGTCACCCCTAACATCACTGCATAAGGAGACACTTTCATGTCTTATAATATTGAACAGATTAACAGTGGCTTCGTGTCGCTGATTTCCGGAGCAATTGCTGCCGGTACTAACGCAGGTACTTTTAAGACTACTGTTGCGGTGACGTACACCAACAACGGTATTTTTAAATCCAAAGCAATCACTGACAACTTGGCGTTTTCCGCTGGCCACACGGCTCTCGGCAATAGCCAGGCTTGTTTGTTCGGTTTGTTCCTGGACACTAGCGGCAACGTGACTACCTCACAGGGTATGATCGTAGCAGCTGGCGACCCTTGCCCGGTGCCAAACGCCCCGGCTTCTAACCTGACTCCGTTCGGTTTGATCAAGGTTAGCACCAGTTCCAGTCAGACCTTTACCCCGGGCACTACAGTACTCGGCACTGGCAACACTGCGACGTTTACCAACATCGCATCAATGCCAGGCAGCGCGCAGTAACAAACGCCGTCAGCTCTCCCCCTTTTCCCCTTTTAGGGGGGAGAGTTTTTGACGAGTCATTGGTAACGGTGACTCGTCCTTTTTGATGGCAATTCCTATAACAACGGAGAATGCAACGATGGCGAACAATAAGATCGATATAATTGATGACAGTGAAATCGTAGAGTCGGTCACCGGCAACCGCGATTTTAAACAATTGTTGAAAGACGAACAGTTTATGGAAGAGATGGTGGTCGTTATGATCCACCCAACGAGTGCCGAGAACGACGTGCCCTACGCGCACTTAAACGTAAACGGCATGAACCAAATTGTACCTCGGGGTCAAAATGTAGCGATTCGACGAAAGTATGTTGAAGTTTTGGCGCGCATGAAAGAAACTCGGTACAGTCAGGTAACGCCTAATCTTTCTGAACCAGACAAATCACACTTGATTCCAAGGCACGGCCTGGTGTTTCCTTTTGTGATCGTCGACGACAAGAATCCGAAAGGTCGGCCTTGGTTAGACCACATACTTGCTGAGCGTGATTAATGAATTTTTTGCAGCTGATAAACCGAGCAAGACAAGAGTGTGGCGTTACAGGTCCTGACCTGACGACGGTCACCGGCTTGACCGGCGAATCGCAGCGATTCTATAACTGGATCAACTCAGCTTGGGTTGATATCCAGACCGCGCACGAAGACTGGCAGTACATGCGCCAGACTTTTCAGTTTAATACTGTCGGTGGCCAGTGGCAGTACACGGCAGCTGAGGCTGGCGTAGGTTCAACGTTTGCTAACTGGAAGCGAGATAGCTTCAGAGCCAGCTCGGTAGGTGCCAACTACGGCGACGAGCAGCTGCTGAACTTTATGGAATGGAACACATTCCGTAATTTGTACCAGTACGCGAATATGCGAAACACGCAAGCCCGGCCGGTCGTGGTAACCATCGTTCCGCCGAACAAAGACCTCGGGTTTGGATCCATTCCAAACCAGGCGTTTGTTATTGTCGGCGA